TCAAAATTAATCTTATCTCCCTCAATTGGAAGATCGCTAAAAAGTGAAGCATAATTTGTTATTCCAAGTGCTAAAGATGGAATTGATACGCTTGTACAAGTAAAACTTGTTTTTGGTATTCTAGCAAAATTAGTGTCAAATGAAACAGCACTAAGATAATTAATTTCTTGATTTAATAAAGGCATAATATGCTATTAAAATAAAGTTTATGTTATGCTAATATTTATATGAACCAACTGACAAGCAAAGCCTAACATAAACAAAAAGTGAATGTAAGGAAAAAGTTAAAAAAAAAGGGGATAGGGAAAAGTCTCCCCATCCCCCTAATTTATGACTCAACCGAGATTACATTAAGTTAGCAATAGCAACTTTTCTGTAATATTGGTTTTCGTCTGCCGTCATGGTTTCTCCACCAGAACCAACAAAAGGATTCTTAACCATGCCGTAGCGAGTTTTGAAACCGATTTTTGGTTGGAAGGTTTGTTCGCCCATAGCACGAACCATTTGTAGAGGAACGTAAGGACAATAGAAAAGACCAGCATCATAAGGACTTGCACCCTTATAACCCAAGCAGTAGAATTGACCAGCAGCAACTGAATAGTAAGGATCAACATAAACTTTCATGCCGTTCATCATACCAGCATAAGTTGACATTGTATCGTCTACATTCAATGCATGACCTGATTCCAACATACCTGCCATAGACATAGCAGATGCAACGTCAGCGGAACAAATCATAAAGTTACCTTTACCTCGGCGAGTTGTATGACCGATTTCATTTCGATCACGCTCGATTTGGAACATCAATCCTTTAAACTTCTCAACAGACCATCGGCCGTTAGAGTCAGTATCAAGGTCAAATGTACCAGCAGTAGTAACATTAGTTTGAGCACCCGGCTTAGCAACTGTATAGATTGTACGGATAACTTCACGGTTAATCTCTTGCAAGATTTCCGTAGAAAGAATATTCGCCAATTCTGTTTCAGCGTCCAAACCATGAATTGCTTTCAAGTCCTGTGCCAACTCTGTAGAGTATTCAGCTTTCAGAGCTCTTGATTTAGCAGTTACGGAAGTTTTGTCAATGCTGAATGC